ACAAGAAAACAAAACTGTGATTATTTTGCATTTGTAAGGGTTTTAAATGATCAGTCTAAAGGTTGGTTCCTTGGATTAAAAGACAGAGAAGCGTATTTTAAAGAATCTGTGTATTTGAAGAAAGGAGAACATGATCCAAGTAATAACTATTTTGTAAAAGCCAATTGTTATAATCTTCCAATATCCTCTCTTACTTTTGAAGTGGAAAGACTTATTAATGTTATTTCAAAAAATAAGGAGAAGTAAAGAGCTTGAATAAAAAAGTAAAAAAGATTGTATTTAGATCAAAATCTGAAGAGTATATTTATCAACTGCTAAATAATTTAAATATACCTATACTATATGAAGACATTAAGATTGCTTACAGATGGATTGAAGATAAAACATACACACCAGATTTTATACTGCCTAACGGAATTATCTTAGAGGTAAAGGGAAGATTTGTTTTAGAGGATAGGAAGAAGCACCTCTTCATACGGAAACAACATCCTAATAATGATATTAGATTTATATTTGACAATCCTAATAAGAAGTTGTATAAGAGAGGAAAGATGACATATGCAGGTTGGTGTGAAAAACATAAGTTTTTATATTGCAAAAAAGTAGATGGTATTCCACAAACGTGGTTAAATGAAGAACGATGTTGGGATTCTTTGGAGTGGTGTCATACAAAAAAGAAATAATATACAACTAAAGAGGTATAAAATGAACAAATTAAATAACAAAATACATGTTAATGATTTTATTATAGTGCTAAGACCCGTTATGCAAAATACAACGGAAGAAGATAATGGTGCTTCTGTGTGGGTAGGCGACGTACAGGTAAAATTACTTACTGATCTATCCAAAATATCTTTAGATGAATACCAGCATGAGAGTATGCTTAAAATTTGTAATCTTATGGCGGCTTCTATTCCTTCAATGCACGAAAATGCATTTGTGAGGCATGTAGTTGAGCATTACTTAAGACATCATGAACTTGATTTAGAGCATGTTGATATAGAAGAACATGAAGAAGAAAAAGTTGATGATAATAATAACATAATCAAATTAGTTTTTAATTCTGAAACAAAAGGAAATGCATAATGCCAAGTAGCCTTTTTATTAAAGAATATAAAGCACAACAAGACACAGTTAATAGTCCTTTACATTATAACAAACATGGTATAGAGTGCATACAGGCTATTGAAGCATCTTTAACTGATGAAGAATTTCGTGGGTACTGTAAAGGAAATGTGTTTAAATATACTTGGAGAGAAAACTATAAAAATAAAGATGAAGATTTACTAAAAGCACAATGGTATCTTAACAAGCTAGTAACAACAATTAAGAAATGATCATGAGAGCTAGAGCTAATATATTTTTGGAAATTGACCCGGATGAGTTTTTTATGCCTGTCGATGGAGATCCTACAAATGAACTTGTCGATATGTTATATGAACTATTAGAAAATCTAGATGGAGCTAAAATTCTTACTTTAAAAGTTAGATGCACTGGAGTACACAAACATGAATTATATGAATGATTACCAAAGATTTATTACACTTTCAAGATATGCTCGTTGGATTGAAAATGAAAATAGGCGGGAAACTTGGGAAGAAACTGTAACTCGTCTTGTTGATTATTTTATGTATCATGTAAAAGAGGTTTTAGAAATAGATATTGATGAGGGGATATGGAAACAATTAAAAAATAGTATATCATCTTTGGGTATTATGCCCAGTATGCGATCTATGATGACTGCTGGACCTGCATTATCAAGAGAGAATATAGCTAGTTATAATTGTTCTTACATTCCTATTGATAATCCAAAAGCATTTGATGAGGTTCTTTATATACTAATGAATGGAACAGGTGTAGGCTTTTCTGTTGAAAGGCAGTACATAAATAGCTTACCTACGATACCTGATAGAGAATTTGAACATACAGATGATGTAATTTCTGTAGCAGACTCAAAGGAAGGCTGGGCAAGGGCATTTAGAGATTTGGTTTCTTATCTATACACATGTCGTGTACCCAAAATAAATATAAATAAAATTCGTCCTTCAGGAGCAAGACTAAAAACATTTGGTGGTAGAGCTTCAGGACCACAGCCTTTAGTTGATTTATTTGACTTTACTATTACCAAGTTTAAAGAAGCCAGAGGAAGAAAGTTAAATTCCTTGGAATGCCATGATATTGTTTGCAAAACAGGAGAAGTTGTAATAGTTGGTGGTGTACGAAGATCCGCTCTTATTTCTTTGTCTAATCTATCAGACTATCGTATGAGAGCAGCTAAAACAGGACAGTGGTGGGAAACTAACCCAGAAAGAGCATTAGCAAACAACTCTGCTGTGTACACAGATATGCCTGACACAGGGACTTTTATGAGCGAGTGGCTATCTTTATATGAAAGTAAATCAGGGGAAAGAGGTATATTTAACAGGCAGTCAGCAAAAAATAAAGCTGCACAGAACGGTAGGAGAAATACAGATATAGATTTTGGTACAAACCCTTGTTCAGAAATACTATTGAGGCCAAATCAATTCTGTAACTTAACAGAGGTTGTCTGTAGAAGTAGTGATACAAAAACTACTCTAAAAAATAAAGTAGAGTTGGCTACTATTTTAGGAACCATACAAGCTACCTTTACTAACTTTGGGTATCTTCGCAAAAGATGGCAAAACAATACTGAAGAAGAAAGGTTGTTAGGAGTATCATTAACTGGTATAATGGACTGTTCATTGCTTAATGGTACGACAGATAATTTATCATCATTGTTAAATTATCTTCGTAACGTAGCTATAGAGGCTAATAAGGCATGGGCTAAAAAGCTTGAGATACCACAATCTACAGCAATTACATGTGTAAAGCCTTCTGGAACTGTGAGCCAACTGGTAGATAGCTCAAGTGGAATACATGCTAGGCATAACGCACATTATATAAGGACAGTTAGAGCGGATAACAAAGACCCACTCACTCAATTTATGATGAGCGTAGGAATACCATATGAAATGGATTATTTACAACCAGATACAATTACAGTGTTTTCTTTTCCTATGAAGGCTCCAGAAAAAGCTATTTGTAGAAATGACATGTCTGCTATAGCACAACTTGAACTATGGAAAACATATGCGGAACATTGGTGTGAACACAAACCCTCAGTAACTATTTCTGTTAAAGAAAAAGAATGGGTGAATGTAGGATCTTGGTGTTGGAATAACTTCGACTACCTTTCCGGTGTGTCCTTTTTGCCACATACGGATCACACATATAAACAAGCACCATACCAAGACATAAATGAAAAAGAATATAATTCATTGGTAGGTAAGATGCCAAAAGATATTGATTGGAGTAAACTATCTGATGTAGAAAAAGAAGACACGACAAGAGGAACACAGGAACTGGCATGTACTGCTGGTGTGTGTGAATTAGTTGATATAACATAAAAATTAAGGAGAAAAACAATGCGTAAGGAACATCATCCCCCTCTTCGTATTCAACATGCCAAAGGATACCATGCATTTAAACGGGGAAGGATAATTAACCCATACAAAGAAGGAAGTTCCTTTTACAAGGAATGGGAACGAGGGTTTAATAAGGCATACTTTGAAAATTTAGGAAAGCTTAATGTCAGAGCAGCTTGAAGAAAATTTAACGAAAGAAGTTAAAAAATGGAAACAAAAAAAGGAAGGACATAATGAGCCTTCCTTGGATAACATATTTACTAGACATACTATGGATACAGATAACCCACAATCATATTGGGTTCATGGGAGGTTTGCTTTTATGAATAGTTTTAAATTGTTGTTGTGTTGTATCTTTGGAATGATACATGCAGTTTTTCCTTGGTGGTTTAAGTTTACTACCTCAACTGCAATAATCAAATCCTTTAAAATCTTGGTAGATAGTAAGCGACATAGAAGAGAGATACAAGATATAATTCCTGACTATTTAAACAAGGATACATTTTAATTACCGTTTGTTCTCCCCGCATCTTTGATTTGCTCTTGAAGCTCCTCCACAACTTCGTGGCGGGGCTTTTTTCTTTCTGTACGAGAAAGATCATACACAGTTCTCACAGTTTCATCATGTTCTATAAAGTTTATTTCAAGAACACGAACCCTATCTATTAATCTTATAATTATTACGTTTAGCTCTTTTATCTGTTTAGAAATCATATCTCTCGTGTCTCTTACTTCTTCATCTATTTCATTACGTAACTGATCTATGCTTTTTAAAGAAGCTATATGCTGATTATACAATTCCTTTTTAAGGTTTTTAGTTATCCATTTGATGAGCCACCATAGAGCATACCCTGCAGCAGCGGCTGCAATTACGGGTATGCCTACAGTTTCAAATAGTTTAATGAAAGAGGTAACTGTCATCGTGATGTTTTTCTATAGCGTTTAGCTTCTGATATTAACATTCTAACTTCATTTTCATCATTCAAATCTGGAGATCGTCCAAAGCTATTTCTAAACGAGTCTATAGCCATACTTCTCTCTAATTGGTTCATAGTTCTAAATTTAACTTGTAATAATCTTACCAGTTGTTTTTTTATGTACCCTCTTTTTTTAGGGTCTTGTGTGTCATAAAACTGCTCTTCTAATTTTTGTGAGGCTATATCATATATATTATCTCTTCTACTTGCTATAAAATTACGTAACCTATATTTTCGTTCTTCTGGAGGAAGCTCTTTGTATGACTCACCAGAAATATAGGGAATAATATCACGTTGTACTATTTCTTGATAATGTTTTTTTACAATTCTTGTTAAAGAATCATCGTCTGGGATATTAGGCAGTAATTTCCACGATTGTAGTCCTAATCTATCCAATTCTTTTTGAAAAATATTTTTATATTTAGGTGCTCCAATTCCTATTAATTGTCTTTCAAGTCCTTTTTTTCGTCTAGCACTAGGTTCTGTTGGCAGAGCAGTTGGGACAATTATATCTCCTGCTATACTTTCTTCCAAACCAAGTATGTCTCCAGAGGATATAAGACTAAAGTATTTTCCATCACTCGTTATTGGTAGTGCTCTTAATGTATTTTTTATAAATGCATCCATAGGACTGATATTATCAGTGGCTTTTACTCCTTCGTATTCTTTTGGATCAAACGTAGCCATGATATCTCTAACAGCACCCATACTAACAAGAAATGTACTTGCAACATTACCTGCCATTTCCATTAGCACTGTGTTTAATTGTCTTGCTGCAATTTCTCTTTGTTGTGCATCTTCAATAGAATCAACAGTAACACCTTTACTAATAATCATATTTTCAGCTATACGATCTTTTATATCACCTAAAAGTTGATTACCAATTCCTGTTTTAAATTGAGGACCAAATGTAGCTTTCAAAAAATCTATAAATGTCTGATCTTCTAACATTTTTGCATAAATAGGATCTTTAGTAGTATCTAGCCAATTATTTTTAAGCTCATCCCCAATTAAAACGGGAGCACCTGCAACTTTCATATCTCTCATGCTGGATCTCGTAATTAAATCAGCCATCCACATGAAAGCAGCAAATGGTCCATAAAAAGCTTGGGCGTTTTTATATTCTCCTGTATCTTTATCGTAAAGTTCCCACCATTTTGCGTCTGGTCCTTGTTGTGCGCGAAGTTGAATAGCACCGTACAACATTCCTAATCCAGTTATTTGTTGTGCCACTCTTTTTGGTACGGCTTTTCTAGCTCTTGTCTTTCGTAATAAAGCTTTTCTTAATGCTGCTCCTTCTAACTCTGGGCCTATTGCTTTTGTTGCTTGTCCTACAAGTTTAGGAAAATCCATTAACCCGACAATTGGAGCATGTTTATACATGAACTCTAAAGAATTAGCTGTGAACCTTGGAAATGGTATAATTAAGGACATTCCCGGTCTATTAAAAGTTTTAATAAACCCCGCTCCTCTTTGTTCCCACCAACCACTTCCTTTGGCTTTATTATATCCTTTTTGATAGGTAAAAGTTAAAGCTTCTTGCATTGCTTCCGATACAAACTTAGGATCTATTTCATTAAAGGTTCCTTCTTCCATATGCTTTAATAGCTTTTTTCTTCCTACAAGACTTTGTAATTCTGCCATAAACACAGCACGCTTAAAAGTATTGTCAGCTAGGGTATTTAGTCCATTTAACCATCTTGATACTTTAACCAAAGATTTTCCTGTACCCATAGCTGCTTCTATGTCGGCAGCTTTTCTATATAGTTCTCTAAAACTTACAGGCATTTCTTCTGAAAACATGGCTTTTAATATATTTGCTTCAGAAGGATCAAGCATAGTTTTCAAAAGTCGTGGTCCTGCAAACAGCCTGTGTCTACCAGCAATACGAGTTTCTTTTGTACCAAGTTGCATAACTGCTCCTTGGAAGAAATTATCAAGTGCAAATATTGCCATTCTTGCTGTACCATTTGCCGTATTACGAATTGTAGTAGCGGGTTGAATTGTCATCAAACCTAATCTAGTTTTGTCTATATTTTTAAGTATCGTGTAATAGTTAGCTGGAGATAATCCTGTGGGTAATGTGAAAGCTCTAGTCATTTGTAAAACTTCTTCAGGAACAGGGGTTATATCACTTGCAAGTCTTCCTTCACTAACTAATAGTTTAGATTGTTCTTGCATTACTTTTAGATTGTTATGTAATGTTTCAGCGGCAGATTTACTAAATAGCTTTGACATTTGACTTTGAGTGCCTAATATCCTAGCAGCTTCTGATACTTCTGCTAGATATAAATGAGAAAACTCTTGTGGTGTGAGGCCATAACTGCGTATAATACCTTCAAGTTCTTCAGGAAGAAGTTTTCCAGCCGCTTGTTCTCCCATTAAAACATCGTGAAGAATTTGTGTAATTCTTAATTCTTTTACATCTTCAGGTAACGGCCTACCAGTTTTTTTAATAATTTCTAAAGCGGCCATAGAAATGTTTCTCATTACTTCAGGACGTAATCCTGCTGTAAATGGTTCTGGTATTACTTCATCCCCCGCTCGTACAACACCCTCTGTACCTGCTCGTGGTTTATCTTCGCCTAATCTTGTAATCCAAGGAAGAACTTGAGGCTTTACCTTTTTTCCTTTTAATACCTCTGCAGGGTCTAATTCTCGAAGTGATATTTTCTCTATGGTAGCATCAACGAATTTTAAACTTTCTTCTCTTTCTTTTGGGGATAAAGAAGCTAAATATCGTTTTCCTGTTTCTGTTCCTTGGTCTATTCTATTTTTTTTAGCCCTTGCTCCCTCCTCAAAAATTCTTGCTGCTCTTGCTGCTCGTGGCCTAGTAACTGCACCTACAACACCACCAAGTACTGCGCCACCAGCAGCGCCCGCAACGCCACCTAAAGCAGCCCTCTCTACCCAATCTTCTTCTTGATACTGTTCAAGTCCTGTCTCTTTTTTTGCTTCCGCCAATGTTCCTTCTATTATTGATCCACTAATAGCCTCTACACCAGCAGCCTTCGCTGCTCCGCTTAATGCTCCTTTACGTACAGAAGTTCTTATTGTTTCAGTGGCGAGTCTTCTAATGAATACATTAGCTGCCGCCGTAGCTGCTGTCATGCCAGTTTTTGCTAATAAACTAGCTCCTGCTGTGGGAATAGCTGCTAATGTCGTTGGAGATGTAATTACTCCCGTAGTATAGTCTCCTATTTTTTTCCAAAAACTAGTAAGCCCGTCTACTTTATCATACGCAATAAACATTCTTCCCATTCTTGCTTTGGCTTCATCATCTACACTTCTAATATGAGTTAAATTTTTTATAGCAGATACTTCATTAACTTGAGATTGACGCATTAATTCGGCAAATTCATCTATTCTTTCATCTATATCAGGTATACTTCTTCCTGTTCTTTCGAGCATAAATAAATAAGAATCCTCATCAAATTGAGAATCCTGTCTAAGTATATCTAATGTTAGATCATCTCTTAAATAATATTGTTCAGCCATAGTTTTTGTAATGCTCCGTAAGGGTTTTTATTCGTTAGAAAAAAGTTCATTAAATGATTGTACATGGCTTGTAAACCTGTGCGAATTATAATATGTTGGAGCTTCATTAGCCTTCCTTAAATCAATGTCTTGTTGAATTAATTTGCTCGTAAATAATCCTGCTTCTTTGATTATTGCTATGACCATTTGTTCAGACATTGTTCCATTCTGATAACTAGCTATAGCGTTATCAACATCACGTTCAAGGGCGATTAACGCACTTGCATTTTTTTGTTGTTCTGGTGTTCCCGTTACACTATCATCAAGATCATTAATTTTAATTAAGTGTTCTTGTATAAAACCACCTACAAGATTATCATAACCGGCAACTACTACACCTAATCTTTCTCCCATTTCTTTTTTTGGTCTGCTTTCTACTGTTTCTGCCCTACGTGAACCAAGTATTTTAATAATTATATCATCCCTTGTAATGTCTGTATTTCCCTCTTTAATTGACGAAAGAATAGGGTCGAATATTTGTCCAGTACTTATTTCAAGGTTATAAGGAGCTTCATTTAATTGTTTCTGTATATCCTGCAGAAGTGGATATAGTGTATTTGCTATTTGAGTTTGATCCCCTGATCCAACTATTCTTTGCCATTCGTCGTCACCAAGATTACCTAAAATATTATTGAGTCCATCCCTTAAAACACCAGCCGCCGCTGTTTCTAAAATAGGATCAGCACCTGCCTGATCTTGCTTTTCCCTTATCTCGGCAAGCCTATTCTCTTCTGCGAGACGCGCTGCTTTTTGTTCTGCAGTTTCTACTTCTACATCATCAGGTGTATCTCCTGCTGCTCCTACTTCTGTTGTTCTTGTTTGTTTTTTTGCTACATCAAAGAAACTTTTTCTTTCCCCTGAAGATAGTACTGCCTGAGATAACCAATAATTGTGGATTTGAGTTGCAGTGACATCTTTAAGATCAACATCATACCTTTTTAATGCCCTTTGTAAGTCTCTTAACATAGCAGGAGTTATATTTGTCATCTTATTTACTGCGTCGGTATCCATTACGGCATTATTTCTTTCTCCTTCCTTTAGTTCTTTTATAAAAGCACTATCGGTTAGCCCCTCCTTTTTACTGTCATGCAGATACTCATAGAAATTTATAACAGCAAAATCACCCATTGATTCATTTTGTAAAACTCTAGCATCATTAAAATCAAGATTAGTACTGCTTAAAATATCACTCCATAATGATACCATACTGCTTTCTGTATTATTAGCTGCTAGTTCTAATTCACTTGCTGGGTTCTGTGATGCCCAAAATTCTCCCATGAATGTTCCCTCAAGAGCGAAATGAGGTACGAGTGTTCGTCTAACATTCCTACCTTGTGTATTAAGTTGTGTAAAAGTTACAGGTTTATTATTCCTAGATAATAGTTCTACTATTGTGGCATTTTTAGTAGTAAAATTCTGTATTCTAAGAACATCTCCCAATTTCATATCATCAGGATATTCTTTATTTTTATGGTCAATTAACCAAGAGGTATCAGCATCTGTGTTTTCACGTTTCCATTCTCCAACTGTCATGTTAATAAATTCATGTTCATCTTCAGATTCTTTAAGTTTTAGAGCTGCTTGTTCATAAGTATCTCTAGCAGTTTTAAGTGCTATTTCCTGTTCTTCTATTTTTATTGCCATTTCTCTTGAAAGATATCGCCTAAATCCTTCTGGTGTTTTTATTGTTTCATATTCCTTTCTATCCGCCATTAGATCAGCAATTTGATCTCCAGTTAAACCTAAAACACGACCAGCAGTATCTAATGCTTCTTTACGTTCTCCTCCCGGCAAACCAAATTGTTTGCTAAATGCATTTCGTAATTGAGCAGCAATTGACATTTCTTGATCACGATCCATATCATCAGGAGATATATTTCCAACTATTCCTGCTGCCGTAGTCTTATACCACTCTTCATCAAATGCTTGTCTTGTTTTTATCCCTGCATCCAAAGAGGGAGCTTCCATACCAAATACTTTATAGGGATCAAATTCAGGTTCACCAATTTCAACAGGTTCACCAATTTCAAATTGCCTTCTACTTGGATGCACAGATATTCTTCGTCTCAGCTCTATTTCTGCTTCTTCAGCACTTTTCTTACTGCTTGCTTGGTGCCTTAGTTGCGCTTCTCTAAGATCCTGTTTTATACCTTCAAATTCTTCTTGTGATCTTGAGGCTAAAAATTTAGCATTTTTTGTATCAAACCCATTCTCTTCTGCCCATTTAAGTGCCTCTCTTACACGTTTTAATTCTAATTTACGTATATCATATAGACGACCACCTTCAGTAATTGCTCGTGATGCAGCTATGTTAATTATATTTTGCCTATCTGCCGCCGATTTTTTAAATCCAGCAGTAGTTTCTTTTGCAAATCCCGATACTATATCTGCTACAATAAGTGGCATAGTTAGACCTCCATTTCTTCTGCTGTTGTTTGAGACATTATCCCCATATTAGTCTTTTTAGCAGCATTTCTAATATCTTCTAATTCAGTTTCTTCAAATCTTTCTTCAATTTCTTCTGCTTCAGGTTCTGCTGCAGCACGTTCAACCAAAAGCTGATCTACACTACCGTCTTTAGCTCTAGTAAGTCCTGTTTTATATTCAACTCCAACTTCATCCGCTATAGCAGTTATTAATTTAAACATCGCTGGAGAAATAAGTACAGCTACATCAATAGTATGTAGTCCTTGCATAACTCCAGCAATAAGAATAGAATCTACCAAAGTTGCAGCAGGATACCCCAACTCTAAAATTTCTAACATATGTGCTGTTCTATCTGGCAAACTTATTTGTTTTACATAGTATTCTAAAGCGTCTTCTGGATCAGAATATTTAGCTGGACGTTCCCAAGGTCTAGATCCAAGTTCCGCAGTCAAAGATTGACCGGGAATAGGCGCAGTCATTTCTGTTATTTCAATATTGGGCATTTTATGCAATATCCTTTTCTGGTGCTATGGGTTCTATTTGCCGCATACGATAGGTTTTTAATGCCGTATCAATTGAGTCTGCATAGTTCTGCTTCCTAGTTTTCCACTCTGGTGCTTTAGTTGTTTTTTTCATCAGTGGCTTAAAAAATTCTTCTGCTGCTTCTGTTTCTCTAAAACTTGCTCTCTGTGCTAATATCCTTCTTTTAGACTTATCAAGAAAAGCAATAGCATTAAGTATTTGTTCTTCAGTAGCACCAGCTATATCAAGTGCATAGGCAAGGTGAGCTTTACTAAAATCATAAGTACCTTGTTCTGTTGTTAATGTTTTAAATAAACTGGCTATGTCAGTTTTTGTACCGTCTGTTTTTATAAAGTTTTGTATTGCCCTAGCAGACCCACTTTCTTGTTCTGCTAAAAGCGTATTAACTCTATTAAAATAACCTGTATTTGCAGCTTCCTCGTTAACTACTGCAGATTCAGTAAGGGTTATACTTGACATTATTTTCTCCTATATGCTATAGTAATGGGGCCATTATCAAAATACCCACTCCGCAAGAGAGCTTAGTCCAACTTGAATAAATGGTTGTGCTACTTGTGCAATAAAGCCACCTACTTGTGATGATCGTTCCCTATCAGCTTGAAATTCTGCTAATTCTCTTGTATTAGCAGCATTAACTTGTGCCAGTTGTATAGAAGCAATACGATCTAATTCACTTTCTCCAGATGTCCAAGCAAACTCAAGCATATCTCTATATTCTTGCCAGAGATTATCGTATGCTTCATTACTAAGCTCAAGCAAATTCTGTGCGTTAAACTGATTTTGAAAATTTGTAGCTGCTGTATCTGCAGTTGCAATCTCTCTACGCCACACTGCATTACTCTGCCCAATAGCTAATTGATTACGAGCATTAAATTGGTCACGTTGATTGGAAATCTCTGAATTAAATCTTTGTAGGGCATTTACTTCACCAGCATTAAACTGATTCATAGCATTAGACTGTGCAGTGTTTTGTTGTCCTATACCGGCAATAAGGTTTGCAAAAAATTGATCTGTTTGTTGCTGACTTGTAGCATTAAATTGTCTAGCTGCATTCTCCGCTGCTGCGTCTGTCAATAAACTTTGTGCTTGTTGTTGTGAGTTCACTACTGCAGCCTGTTGATTATTATTTAAATTACCTACATCTAATTGTAAAAAGTTTTGTGCATTCTGTACAGCAGCTTGTTGTCTGTTATTTAGATTA